ATTTTTACAAAGCTACTTATTGACCAAGATTACATAACAATTTGAAACAAGATGATGGGCGTTTAATTTGAATACCACCTGTTCTTACATTTTCAATACTTGTTGCATCTCTATCAGTAGCACGATAAACTGTTTCTGGGTAACCCATTGGGGTATAAACACCCGGAACTACAAAGTTAATGTTCTCAGCACCATCTTGAACAATATATTGAAGATTAGCTTCTCCTTGATATACTGTTTGGTCTATAAAGTAGAAGTGATGTGAACAAATTGGTAATCCTGAAACTGGATGTTTAGGTTGACCTTCTGCATATACACCTCTATCAAACATTGGATGATAATGTACTGTTAACATTTGACCATCAATATGACGGAATGAACTAAAGAACGAACCGTAAACCATATCCCAAGTATTTTCTCCTTTAGAGAATTGTCTACTATCAATAAGTTGAGTAAATCCTTTTAACTCATTTTTAATCATTTTATCAAATCCTTCCATACCACCTTTACCTGTGTAAACGTGAATATCAGATACTTCATCTGTAATGTTAAAAGTAACATCACGAACCATGTTAAAGAACTTGTTATAGGTCAATATTGAGTAAGTATCAATATTACTTGTAGGAATTTGTTGGTCAATACCAGCTCCAGATGTAATTGGAATAGATGTTTCATTATCTACTGTATAAAATTCACCTGTATTTGATTTTGCGTATTGCGACCACCAAATATCATGTTCACGAGCCTCATTAAAATATAACATTGACATGTACAATTCATAATCCATATAAGATTTGAATAGTTTACCATCAATAGGAATATGAAAACGCATTACTTTTTTAGCAAGATTTCCTTTGTATCTGTAAGAATTACGATGCATGCTAATCATGTTAGTAGCCATACTAGGCATTTGTGAACGTGATTCAGTTCCTTTTGAACCTTCAAAAGGTACTTTAGCAACACCACCAGTCCAAACACTGCCTTGTGCTAAACAGCTAAGTGGCATATATAAACTAGAAGTACCTGCAAAGATTTTAACAGTATATTCCCAACCATCTGATACTGGAATAGGGTCTTCTTGTACACGACATTGTAGTTGCGCTCTATTAATTGTAGGTGGGTACAATGTTTGTTGACGATAAAACCATCTATCTGCGAACACAATTTTAAAAATACTTCCACCTAAACCTGGTCTATCACCAGCAGTATAATAGCTTCTTACTACTAAAGAAGATTTTTTAGGTGCGCCCATTACTGGATATTTATATTCAAAGTTAGCATCATCAAGTTTTACTTTGGTAATAGTTTTAGCTCTACCTTCAATACCTGCTTTGCTTCCTTCTGTGTAAGCTAGAATAGGAAAGTTTTTCTTACCATATTCTTTGTCATTGTAAATCATGTGAGTTACAATAGGAGTTAACAATGTAGCTTCTGACTGCATTGCTCTTGATAGTTCAGTAATAGAACTGTAGTCTTTATCTTTATATGTATCTTGATAAAGCTTCAACTCTGGTTTAATTTTTCCACTCATGTTGTTTATTTATTTAGTTGTTTATAGTTATTAGGCTTGTTTATTACCTAGTTTTCTTTTTAATTCTTCAAAAGACATTTCTGGAATATCTTTAGAATCACCTGCTTTACCAGCTAATGCTGGTTTTCTATTTCCACTAGATGCTGCAACTACTTGTTTTTTTTCTACACCTTTGATATTAAAATCTTTATAAAGCATATATTCAATAAGTAATTGTGTTTCTGTATCTAATTTATTCCATTTTTCTTCACGGTCTTTTGAAAAAAGATATTTGTTAAAAGTAGTTCTTTCTGTTTCAGGTATAATTAATCTATTTGCTAATTTACCTGTTTTAATAATTTCATTAACTTCTTTTATTTCTTTATCTCTAAGTTCTTGTTCTGTTTTAGCTTTTACCGCTTCTTGTTTTGCAATAGCATCAGCATTTTGTTTTACACTCTGCTTAATTTTTTCTTGAAAATCTTTAGATTCAGTTAATAATTCATCATCATCTTTTAATTGTTCAATAATTGCATCAAGTTTTTTACCTTTAATTCCTTGTTGTTCATACACTGAACGAACAAATTTTTCATGCCCTTCAATATCATCATCAGAAATTTCAATTGTAAAAGCTTCAGCTTCTTTTTGAGCTTTCCAACTAGCTACTGATTTACCTTCTTTTTTCCATTCAGAAAGACTTTTAATGTCTTCATCCTCTTCTAAGATTTGAGCTGCTATTTCTTTAACTTTTTTAACATCTCTAATTTCGTAAAACTTTTTAATTGCTTCAACAGAGTTATCTTTTAAATCTAGTTCTTTAAAATCATCATCATCTTCGTAACCGTAATTAGTTAATAAAGTTTTTAATGTAGATGGTTCATCTTCATCTTCATCTTTATCTTCATCATCATCGTTGTTAGAATCGTTGTTAAATGCAAAATTTAAATCTTTAGATGTTGATGATTCTTCATCCCAAGATAAATCAGTACCATCAGGTTCATCATTAGTTGCATTGTTAGTTGCATTGTTACTAGGCGCATCAGGGGTTTTTTCTGGGTCTTCCAGATTAAACTTTTGGTTCATCATTTCAGCCATTTCGTCTGAAACAAAAATTTGTGGTTCTACCATAATTATTAAATTTAAGTTGTGTGTATTTATTTAAAACCGAATACAAATTTACACAATTTACAACAGTTATTTTAAACTATTTTAAGTGTATTAATTGTGTATAGATTTATTTTTTTGCTCCTCTATTTGAAGCATTTTTCTTTGCTATTTCTAAATCATTTACCATATTTTCTCTAGCTATTTTAACATCATCCATTCTTTTTTGTTTCGATTCTTCTAATTTTTGTTGTTCTAAATCAATTTTTCTAAAAATTTCTTGTTGTTTAATAGCAAGTTCTTGTATTTTAACAGCATCTACAGTACCTTCTTCACCCATTTGAAAAGATAATGCTTGTGCTTGTGCTTGTAAAACAGCTATATATTTTTTAGTATCATTGTTTTCATCAATTTCATATATTTTAAGCTGTCTATCTTTTTCTTTATCGGCAACTTCTTCTGCTTTTAATTGTTGTTCTGCTTGAACATTACCTTGTTGTTGCTCATTGAATTTAGCTTCTATTGCATCTATTTCTTCAATCAATTTACTCATATTAGTAGCTCTAGCAATTCTAGGTAATAATCCTATTTGATTAGATTGTTGTGCTACATTACCTAATTGTTGTTTCATCATTTGTAGTTCTTTAGTAGCTTTTGTACTATTTTCTACATAAATACCATGTTCTGAAAAAGGATAAACAGTAGGGTCTAAATTGTAATAAACTTCTTTCATATCACTATTTACATAAGCACCTTTTTTACCATTAGCCCAAGCTACTTTAGAGAAATCTAATAAACATTGTAAATCTCTAATAATTGTTTCTTCATGTTGTTTAAAAAATTCTTCACTAATAACAGAACTTCTGTATATAGCTTCTTCATTTACAGCTTTTCCATCAGAAGCCATATTTTGACCTTTTCTTTGTCTACTTATACCAACTGATTCATCCCAATCTTCTTTTATCTGCCTAAGAATACCATACATTTCTTTAATGTATTGTGTTAACCCCATATCAATACTTTTCATGTATTGCATAGCTTGCATTGTTTGTGGATTAGTTTCATCCATAAATAAGTAACCATGAGCATCAGCATAATACATCATAGTAAATTCATCCCAACCTTCTTTTTGAGGTATAATCCCTAAAGGAATAGTCATTATTTTATCTTTATTTTTAGCTATAATTTTTTCTAAATGGTAATGTATTATATTATATTTAATTTGATATACAATTCCTTTTTCTATAATAGATTGAGGAATAATATAATTATTCATAAATATTCTACCGTTGTATAAATTTTTACATTTATTAGGGTTATTATAAGTACCACGTTGAAATTCAATTGGTTGTACTCCTAATATATGTTGACCATCTATTCTATACCCTTCCCATTTTTCATTAACCCAATATTCTTCTACTTCTTCTGTATCTAAAGCTATATAAGTTTCATCGTAATCTTCTTTATAAAAATTTCCAAAAACGTCTTTACCAGTAACACGTTTCATCATTTTCATAGAAGTCCAATTAATATGCTCTACCATTAATCCTTCGGTTTGAGTAGTAAATGGTTGTGACATATCTCCTTTTAACATATCTGTAGTTATACCTGTATAAACAGATTGATAGCCAACATTACCAATACGTAATTCTAATTCAGGTAATATTTTTTGAAAATCTTTATTATCAGAAAAAATATCCATTATTTCTGACATAGGTAATGTTACAGCACGTTTAACTGCTTCACAGTCTTCTATAAAATCAACATTAGGTGTATTAGTAAAACTAATTTCTAATGGACTAACCCAATTATAAACTATATCATTATATTGTATATCTCTGTAAGTAAACATACGAGCTAAAACAATAAAATCATAAAGTGTTTTACGTCTAATTAAATCAACTTCAGAATCTTTTAAAATAACATCTAACCCTTGTTGACCCATTAATGCTAATTGGTCTTTAATATTAGAAACAGTTTTTCTAATAATATCATCAGATAATGGTGTTTGAGCTATTTCTTGCGGAACTAATCCTTCTTTTACTAAATTATTTACAAATTCTTGTTTTAATTGTTGTAGAAGTAATTCATATTCTTTTTCTTCTTTTAAACTTTCAATATTAGAATTAATTGCTATAACCATTGGGTTAAACAATCTTTCACTTAATTCTCCAAGAAGAGTTTGAATATTACCAGATAAAATGTCAATATTACGCATTTTAGCTGGATACCCTTTTAATTTAGTGTCGTTAGTATTTAATGGATTTGTAACGTAAGTATATACGCTTTCATCCATTTTACCTGCTGCTGCTGCGTATAAAACTAAAGCATCGCTATTAACAACAGGATATAAATTAGTTCTACCACACCAATATATTACGTTTTTTTCTTTCCAATCTTGATTCTTTTTACTTAAAAGTAATCGTTGTTCTGGTCTTGATATATTCATTGTATTTTATTTAAAACATTGGTGGTTATCTAAAAAGAATGTTTTTCTTTTTACAGTTTCTTTTCTATTTTCATAAACAATTTCTCGTTCATGGTAAGCTTGTATTCTTAAAGCAGCAATTCTATCAAAATTACCTTTTTCTGGATTATATGATTCAATTTCTTTTAATAATCCAATATCATATATAGTCATTAAATTAGTTTGTGTTGAACCGTCTTCGTAAGTTCCTCTAACTTCTTCAATACTATCTTTTATATATTCATCTCCAGTATACTTACGTTGTGATAACTTACCATCACCAATGTGCATACCAAATTTACGCCTAACTTTAGAATTTTTTGTAGCTATTTTTTCATCAAAAGCTAATTGAAATTCCCCTTCAAAATATTTCATTAAATCTAATTTTTTAGCTTTAGCGTAATCTAATAATGTTTGGTCATCATTTTCATAACCTATTTTAGCATTATAGTAATCAGCTAATTGAAATATAATTCTACAAAAGTCATCTTTTTTTGCAGGTCTTCCAACATATTGCCCAACAATTCTGTTATCTAAATTAAACGGTACTTTAGCACCAGATAGTATTTTTACATAAGCTGCTCCAACAGAACTACCTGTACTTTGGTCATACCTGTATGTATCTACATCTATAATATATCTATTTGCTGGTACTTGACCACCTTCTTTTAAAGGTGGATTCCAAATAACTACCGCTCCTTTTTTATTAGGAGTATTTTCATTAATTGGGTAATCCCAAAAAGGTTGTAATGTTCCAGTATCGTCAACATTAAATTTTAATTTACCAGAACTATCGTAACTAAATGAACCTACAGTTGCAAATTTTTGATGTAGTTTTTCTCTTTCTACTTTTAATCGCCATTCTCTAACAGTTAAAACATCAAATATATTACTACTAGAAATTGCAAATGCTTCTGCTGGACACATTGGGTGCTCCATTTTACGAGCAACTAATCCTTTACCATCTCCTTTAGTTAAATATTTATTTTTTTGATATTCTAATTCAGCTTCTTTTGCTAATTCAATTAAAGATTCACCATTTGGTGTAATAAATCCTACAGCAGTCCAATAATCAGGAATAAACATTCCACAATAAGTACCAGTAGCACCTTCATCCCAAACATTTTCAAATTCAAGACAATTATATTTATTAGGGTTGTAAAAAATTTCTTTAAAACCTTCCCAATCTGTATTATCACCACCACCAGTACCAAACCAAATAATTTGCCCAGTACTATTCATTAATCCATCACTTAATGAATCTATAGTAGCATCACTAAATTCAATAAGGTTAGGTGCTTTACCAGATTCTTCTACGTATATTTCATCAGCATCTTTACCCCTTGCAGCACCTTTATTACCCCTAAATGAAATAGCAATAATTTGACTTTTTCTACCTTTATGTACTTCTACACCACCAACATTTTCTTTGTAACCACACATTTTATGGTCATCAAGATTTATTAATCTTCGTTTAGTAAACGGTGTTTTACTATCTATCCAGTCAATACATTCAACTGTTTTAGTCATTAACGCATCATCTAAAAGATACGCATTGTCATAAGCAGTTAATAAAGTTGTAGATTTTTTAAAGAAATGGTATCTTCTACTACCAGCATTACCCATTTTATATGAATAACCACCACGTCTTTTTTTACCTACTACTACATTTTTACCAGAACCATACAAATAATATTTAATTCCATCTTCTTCAAAATAATCTTGTTCAATACCATTTACAAAAAATGATTGCTTTTTTATTTTTACTTCGTCTGGAAAATGTAAGTTTGTAAATTCTTCTAAAGTAATACCACCTTGTTTTTTAATTTCAGGGTAATTACTAGCACCATATCGTGCAATTATTTTACACCAATAAAAAATATAATCACCATCCCAAAAATCTGGAAAAGCTTCTTTTTTAGTTGTTGCTCGTTTAAAGAACGATTTTTTACTTTTAGCATCTGGGTCATCAGTTAATTTAATTCTTGTGTAATTAAGATAACTGTAATGTTCCCCTGTTATATTGATTGTTACGCCTTTAGTACTAGTTATGCTATAACCTTCAATACATCTACGTTCTTCTTCATCCCAATAAATTGTATCTTTAAAATCAGGATAATTA